CCCGAGGAAACGCCGACAACTCGGCCAAGCTGTCGAGCTGCTTTTCGAGGAAGTTCAACTGCCTGGCCTCGGGCAATGCCGTCCAGCTCGGGCTGTAGCCGTAGCTCTCGGAGTTCTTCCACTTGAGGTAGCGGGTGACGAAAAAGGGTTGCTCGTCGAACCCACTCGAAAGCAACACGTGTTTGCTAGCCTTGTCGACATAGACCGAGGCAAAAGGTTTGTTGGGGCCGTCTTTTTTCCCGCGCTCGATCTCCCCGGGGCCACGCGGGTAGATCATGTGGATGATGGTAAACTTGCGGTAGCTTTTGGTGTTTTCGAGGTCCGCTTTCATCGGATCACTCAACGCCTCGGGGCCAAACTTGAGCGCAGCCTGGCGGGAGGTCATTTCGTACTCGCGAGTAATCGTATCGACGTAGCCTTCGTCGTCCTCGCTCACGGCAAAGCTGCCGATGTCGAGCTTGGTAAAATTCAGTGCGTGCGTCCGGCCTTGCTCGACCAAGATCGCTGCCGTGCCAAACGCCCCGCGATCGAGATACATCTCGTGGATCTCGGTGTAAAAATTCGACCGGGCCAGCTCGCCGTGCACTACTTCGGTGCAGCGTTTGAACCACTGCTTGATGCCGTCTTCACTTTCCATCGCCGTCGGCGGCTCGAGAGAAAACCACCGCGACTCCATCGGCGTCATCCAGCTCAACTGCCCATTGGCCAAAACCATGTTGGCCCGCACGGCAGTTGCGTCGAAAAGATACGTCTCGTCCTCGACCGAGGGTTGGCTGTCTTTGGTAAAAAGCCCCGCCTTGCGCGGCATGACATACCGGGCAATGTCCTCCCACAACGTCTCCCACGTGGCACGCTGGCTCACCAGCTCGTAGTGCCGTTGCAGGATGTTCGTGGCCAGCTCGTCTTTTTTCATACTAGCCAAGACCCAACGTGGACGGTCCGGTCAAAAGGGGTGCTTGGTCGCTCTCCCCGGCCAAGATCGACTTGCGCAGTCCGGTGCGCTTGGCCCCGACTTTGCGCTGCTCCATGTCGTCGGCCGTCGCGTCCATCACCCGCGCCGCTGGCTCGGGCTTCACTTGGTTGGCTTTGAGCTGCTCGAGCTGCGCCTTCTGCGCGTTTAACGCATCGGTGCGCTGGCCTTCCATGATCGACAACTGCTTTTGCATCGCCTCTTGCTGTGCCTTCTGCTGTGCCGCCATCGTCGCCGCTTGCTTTTCCGAGGCCACTTGCTGGGCACGCATTTGCTCCATCATGGCCTTGTGCTGCTGCGCCGCCATTTGCTGTTGCGCGGCACTGCTGCCGCCACCACCACCACCGCCAAAGAATCGGCGGCTGGTCTGGTCGATTGGGCTTCGGGTGTAATTTCTCATAGATCAGCCGAGAGTTGAGTTTCCTGCCAAGCCGGTTTCTCCGGCCAAAATCGAGGTGCGCTGACCTCGGCGACGTTGCCGGGCCATCTGCCGCTGCGCTTCTGCCGAGGTGCCACCAGACATTGTTCCAGCGGGCGCCACCGCTGATTGGGCACTGGCTTCACCGGCTTGCGCATAGGTCGCTTGCTCGGCTGCCACACGCTGGTTCTCCGCCGCTACCCGCTGACGCTCGGCCTCGGCCGCCGCCGCTTCTGCTGCCGTTTGCTGGCGTACCCGCTCCTGCTCGGCCGCTAGTTTGGCCGCCTGCGCTTGCGAGGCTTTCTGCGCTGCTGCGGCCGCTGCTGCCTGCTGCTGGATTTTTTGCTGCGCTGCCGCTTGCTCGGCTTTTCGCTGCGCCGCGGCACGTTGGGCGGCCTGCTGCTGCGCCGCGTTGTTGCTACTGGAGCGTCGTCGCCCACCGCCACCTCGGGCGATGCAGTTCACTTCAAGCCGACGTGTAAAACGCGGCAACGCGGGCACTTCAATTCCGTATTGGTCGATTGTCATAAGAGTCGATGAAACTTGAGCGGGCCATCTCGCCGTGCCCACGCCACCCACGGTAGTGGGTAGGGCATCTGTTGCAAGCAAAATGTCTTGACTGACACCGCTGACGGCCCAGCCGCCGCCCACACCAGCCACGTGTCCGGGTTGTCGTACGTCGCCCAATGATCCCACGCCTGGGGATTGGCCCGCTCGATCGCCCGCCCCATGATGAAATGCGTCGGCGTCGAGACCACCACACCGACCTCGAGGTACGCCATGATGTCTTCTTGCAGCGAGCTTTCGGCCAAGTGCCTTCGGTAAAGCTGCCGGATTCGTTCGATCGGTGTCATCACTCGCATGACCACACCTCCGAGCTGCGCTTCATCCCCCGGGGCCAGCCCTCGACGGACGTGAACGACTTCTCCTGGAACAGCACGTAGTCGGTCGGCTGAATCGTCAGCCGGCCGTTGTCGAGTCGCACAAAGGTGAACTCCTTGCCCTGGTCGGGTGCCGCCGAAAACGCATCCCCCACCGGCGCCACGCTGAAAAGGTATTCACCCTCATACTCTTGGTCGTCGGCCCGGACGGTCACGTCCACCCCTTCGAGGTAGGGGTAGAGATTGGCCGCCCAGCCCCAGCCGTAGCAGTCCCACCGTTGCGCCGATTGGATCGGCCAATGCGGCTCGGGGTCGGGCCGGTAAGCCAGAGCATGGGGCGGCAGGTTGCGGTAGCACGCCCCACTCTCGAGGAGCACCGTGCACCCCCACGCTCGACTTGGCCAGCTCGTGAGAGCAAACCACACGGCCGGCACAAATCCGCAGGGTTCTTTGTGCGTGAAGGTCGTGTCGACCCACACGTATTGGTGGCGGGGCAGTGGACCGGAGAACGTGTTCATCGTTTTACCTTTCCAGTGCCACGGAGGCCGGTGCGCACAATCGGCCGGCGACCCCACTTGCCACGCCGGGGGATGGAGCTGCGATCGACCACCATGCCGCGGTTGATCGCCTGGTGCGCCAAGCTGAAGGCATCGGCATAGTGGCTCGACCAGTCGTGCACCGGCACGTCGCGGATCGTCACGCCGTCCTTCTCTTCTTTGCTGCGATACGCATCGAGGGCATCTAAGCCGGAGCGGCACCCCTCCTCGTTAAAGTGCACCCGCGGGAACGCATCGAGTGCGAGGTTGATGCCGTCCCACACGGAAAGCTGACGCGGCACCGGGACGACGTTAGCCAGTCCAGCTCGGGCTAGGCCGTCCTGCCAGAGCCCGCCCCGGTCCGCTCCGGCGTCGTGGGGTAGGAAATGGGACCCATAGGCGTACGCCTTCGCCCGCAGCCGGGCCGCCCAGTCGGCCGGCGTCTTGCAATCGTCATCCCCCGAGAGCGCCTCGAGGAAGTTGATCCGGTCGCCCACGAGCTGGTAGACCCATACCTTCTGGTTGAGCGGCGCCCCCACGTCCCACGAAGTGTACACCGGCAGCTCCTTGAACCAAAGCACGTCGGGACTCACCCGACGCTCGACGCGGGCGGCCTCGAGCTGGCGGACGTAGATCGCCCCGGGGCGGCCGATGGCGAAGCTGCACTCCATCTCCTGCTCGAAGATGTGCGCCGGCGTGGATCGCCGGATCGACTCGAGTTCGTCGGGCGGGAGGATGCCCGAGTCGCTGGCTTTGAGCATCAGCGTAAACCAGCTCGGGTCGACCAAGGCGTCGCACCAGAGCCGGTAGAACTGATTGCGGCCCTTAGGCGTGCCGATGAAGGTCGCCCAGCCGCCGTAGTCCGAGAGGGTGGGGCGGATGACCGAGTGCCACGCGGCCGGATCGATGTCGGCGTACTCGTCGATGACGATGCCGTCCAAGTAAAGACCGCGGAGCCGCTCGTACGCATCGCCCGAGTACAGCCGGATCGTGGCCTTGTTCGGCAAGGTGGCCACGAGATCCGCCCGGTTGATCTCGACGCCGGGCACCTGCCCGGTGAACTGGGTCACGTAGCCCCACGCGATATCCTTCGCCTGGTCCCGCGTCGGCGCCACGTAAGCGTAGCGCATCGGCGGCCCCGGGCGCTGCGTTGAGAGTGCCCGGTAAAGGATGTCCTGGATCGCGGCGTAGGTCTTGCCGCCGCGGCGATGGACGACCAGACACGCCCACCGCTGCGCTCGGGAAAGGTAGTCGCGGAACTGCGGCCGCGGGATAAGTTCAAGTTCTGCTGCCATCAGAGTAATTTTGTCTATAACCAAATACTACAGCACTTATGTGTAGTTCTTTGGGAGTTGCTTTTCATGTTCTACAGAGTTGTCTCAATAAGGCCAAAAAACCCTTGATCAGTCGTTTTCGATTTCTTCTGTAGCGTCAGTCTCAATAAAGTTTTGCAACGCCGGAACCGGCACGGCCTTCACGTCGATAAAATCCGTCGGCCGATCGCCACCAATGCGGATTCGGATCGTCTGCTCGCCTGTCTGCTCGACCTCGAGCTTGTCGCCGTATTTCTTCGGCGCCCATTTCGACAAGATCCACTTGCGAGTGTCCACGCGAACCCGGCGCGATTGCGGATCTTCGTTCGGATCGTCGGCAATGCGCAGCGCATCGAGCGCCATGCGTTCGATCTGCACTTCTCGTGCGCGGGCGTATTTGTTGCGAAACTCTTCCTTCTCATTCAACCACCGAAACACCGTGGTTTGGTTCGGAAACCCTTCCTCTTCGCAGACATGCAACAACGCTTGGCCTTCGGAGACCTTTTTGCAGATCGCGTCGACCAGCTCGGTCGAGTAAAGCGAAGGTCTGCCAATTTTCTTTTTCACGTCACGTGACATAAGTTGAAAGTAAGGTGTCAGTCAAGACAGTCAAGGATTTGCCCGATGATCTCGATCAGCGTGCCTTCTTCACCTTTCTTGACTTTTTCTTGAACGAAGACGATTTCGACTTTGTCTGGCGAATCGTCCGGGATGAGCCCTGCATATCGCACTTGGTCGATAAGCGGTTTACAGCCTCCTGCAAAATTGTCCGCGTCGAGGAGACGTGGAGCTTTGCGTACAATGCGCAATACAATGCGCTCCTGGCCTTTTTCTTTTCCGAGTTGAGGAGTGTCCAATGCTGCCCG